AAAGGATCCTGCTTCGCCTTCGACCAGTCATCTGAAACCTCAAAGTACACACCATCCTTTGTTTGGCGTACCAGTTCAAAGTCAATCGGGAATGCTGCCCATCTGCCAGTCACAAGGTCTTTCTTCCATAGCACAGCGTATGCATCAGCGATCTCGTTATCCAAGCAGATCATGTCAATGACCTCCTTCAATGTGTACGGAGATCGGCCATTGTTCATCTGCTCATCTGAATTAACTGTAATCCCTCCAGCTGTGATGAATTTCACCTTCTGATTGACAATACCACCATGTACAGGATTATCCTGAAATAAGCCCACAAGGAATTGAGCGTACAGGTTCGCATCACCCCATTTCACGAGGCCGCTCTTATTGTCTATCTTCTCAACCGGTTGAGGCTGCTTAGCTTCCCGGAATATCGTTCGGATCATAGATTTGTGTTGTTGTGTCTGGTTCAAATGTAGGGATCACAGGCGATGGATTCTCAAGCAGTCGCATCTTTCCATTCTCAACCTTTACCCCTTGTGTATAGTCAAAGCTGCCCCCATTAGGCATCTGGTAAACCTCATATAAATAATCCCCCACGAACTTGAAATCTACATCGATTCCCTCATCGAGATCGAATAAATTATAGCGTTGAGGAGCTGGGCTGACATCTGTCAGGTAGATCAGGTATTCATAGTAATCATCCTGATCAAGAACGAACCTGAACAGCCAGTTATCAGGCAGCAGATCAGTCTTGAGTTCGTTCAGCGTTACCGTGATCTGATTCAGCGTGTCCTGTGTCAGCAGTATCATCGTTCTTTTTTTTCTTTGTTTTAGCAACCTTCACCGGTTCCTCTTGAATTCTTCCCAAAGATACCAACAACGCCCTGTTTGCTGGCGTATCTTCAACGAATCCTAATCCTCTGATGTAGTATTTTGTAGCCATATCGAGATTCAAAAAAGGGGAGGCTGTGTACCTCCCCCGAAATTAATCAAATTTTCACAACATTAGCTCACAGGAGGCAACAACAGATTCACTATTGCAGCATCAATTTTGCAAGCCTTTGTCTTTTCCTTACCGTTGAAGGTGAGAGTATTGCCATTCATATCCTCGAATGCAGTTCCGGAAGCTCTTTCATCTGTAGCTTTTGCTCCATTTTCCATGAATAGAAGCTCGTATGTGCCATCATTCAGCTTAGCGATGAGTGCATGGCGGCCTCTGCAAAGAGCTTCGATCTCCACGATCATCTCTGCTGTGTTACCATGTAGCACTACCGTAGCTGTTTGCTGTCGGCCATAAGCTCCATTCGTTCTTTCTCCGACTGCTACATCGGTGAAGGATGAAGTTTCCATTTCAACATTCAAAGGATAGGCATACGTGCCGGCAAGCAGCGTTAACGCTGTAACCTCACCGTTCGCATAGGTCAATGTATCGTAGTTCGCTATTGCGAACGCATACCATGTATCAACTCCTCCTTGAGAGTCGCATACAAGGTCATATCCGGATGTAATTTCACAAGCCATTTCCTTAGATCTTTATAGGTTATTTATTAGGATGCAGCAAGCTCAAGGCGAGTGAAGTATTCAGGGAATACATACGCCACACCAGATCTCCACTTAACACCGAAGCGAAGCTTCTCATCTGTATCGTTGTACTTGAACTCGAATCCTTCGTAGTCACCTGCAAGATCAGTTCCGAAGAACATATAATTGTAAGGCACAGCATACATCTTCTCAGTACCGTTCAACTGAGAGTAAGCTCTCACACGAACATTTGTTGTAGGAAGGATGAACGATGGCTCAGTACCTACCTCCTCAGAGATCTGGAAGTGATAGTTGTTATCGTTGTAGTTCTGAGTGATGATCTTGCGGAATGTTTCACGACCACAGATGATCTCAACATTCACATCGTTGTCCATCAATACAGCAGGGATTGCATCGTACAAACCAAGTGCGATAGTCAATGCGTTAGTCGCTGTGATAGCAACCTCTGTAGAGTTGTACACATTCAAATCAACATCGTTATCCCACAGCTTCACGAATCCATCGTAATGAGCAAGGTCAGGATTCAAAGATCCAGTATCTCCGTTGAACATCAGATCCTGGTTCTTCTTTGCAGCCTTCTTGATGTAGTAAGCAGCCATGATGTCAGCGAAAGGAGCTTCAGTATCCTGTACGTTAGCACCAGCAGCATTCATCAACTGTGCCCATGTTCCATTCAAGTCCTCGTTGCAGTAATCTTCCTGAATCTTCAATCGCTTTGTAGTGATCGTTTCATCAGTCAAGATCACACCACCTTCAGGAGTCCACCCGCAAGATGTTGCAGCCTGAAGAGCTGGATTTGAAGTGAGGAGCTTGATATCCTCTGAGCCTTTCACGTTCTCCATGATAGAGATACGAGAAGTCAATCCTGATGCATAGATCAGGTCAGTCAACATCTGAGTTGACTGTGCATCTGTGTACGGAGCAAGAGCTTCAACATCGTAGTCGAAACGCTCACGTACTAATTGATTTAATTTTTTCATTTTATTGTTTTGTTTTATTGATTTACTTGTTTAATAGATCCCGGTATGAAGGGGCTGGAGTTGATGCTTTCTTAGGAGCTGCTCCGAACTTTTCACCCTCTTGAATTGTAGCCATCTCTGACTGCATCGCCTTGAACTGGCTCTCCATTTCAACGAAACGGTTGTGGATCTCAGCTGTCTGCTGACGCATTGCATCTGCCACCTCTGTTCTCATCTCGTTGATGGCATTCACTACCAAAGTAGCGATGTCATAAGCCTCGCCCATCTCAAGGCCTGTTTTCTCTGCGATGATCTCTGTCGCTGCTTCGAGTGCATCGGCAACCTGATCTGCTGGGATAGCTTCAAAGCCTTCCTCAGCATTCTCATCTGTCATCGTTTCAACATCGGCAACCGCTGTAATAACGCCATCGCTGTTCAGAGTGATCACTTTAACTGAACCATCCTCAAGTGTTAACTCATGCTCTCCTTCAGGTGCAGGGATTCTTTCCCCTTCCAGCTCGATAAATACAGCAGTACCCTCGATCAGATCACCTTCATAGAACACAGCTACACCTTCAGCAGTCACAGCTTGAGCGAACGCCTCTGCTGCTGGTTTCCCCTTTGTAAAGAGATCCCAGATGCTTGTTTTTTGCTTGTTCATTTTATCTGTTTTAATTTTTACCTTGTCAAACCACCCCTCAACAGAGAAGCCTCCGAACTTGCCCTCCTTTACTTTGGACCATAGCTCATCATTCTCGATGTGATATGAAGCTATCCAGCTTCCATCCTGTAGATTCATGGCTGATAATGCCTCCGGAACTTTTGGGAGCTTTGGATCTGTCGATGAAACGATGTAAGAATCCACTAATGTGACACCTTTCTGAACTTGCTTTGCATCATGCATCACGTTCAGATTGTTATGGTATCCTTTTTTAAAGAACTTTCTGCGGATCAGCTCTATCGTTTCAGGCTTAAAGATCACATAATGATCTCCCAGCTCAGGTGACCAGCGATAGATCGGCTGATTTGCAGCTATCATCACGCCAGTAACCATGCGCTTCTCATCATTGAACGCATAACGTACTGATTCTTTTGAGAAATAGATCATCCCTTTCATGTGAGCAGGGATATCCACAAAGGAATTGAAATCGATTCCCGTTTCGTCATTCTCGTTAACTCCTATCCAAAAATATTGAGCCATATAACTATTAGAGTAAAAAGTTAAAAAGTCGGTAATTTGTCAGGTATTCTATCCTCCAAATGTGGCTAACGCTTGCACCTTGCCACTCATTGTCTGCTGTGCTGTGATATCGGAATCCAGAACATACACCTTGCTTCCTTGCTGACCTCCTCCACCTGGAAGCCCAGCTGTCAGCGTTGTCGGTCCTTCAGGTAGTGGCACAGCTGGAGTGCCTTGTGATGGTGCCGATACAGATGCCTGTGATGATGCCCCTCCTCCGCTTGATGAGAATTGTGTTTGAGCTATCTTTGCCACATTTGTCGCTGCGAATGCTGCTGCAAGTCCAGCCTGAATCGTTGGATATGCAGGAAGCAAAGCTGTGATCGGTGATCCCTGCGCTGTCTTGTAGGCGTTGATAGTACCCTCGATCCCTGCAATAGTAGCTGATGCGATCTTGGCTGCCTTGTCA